AATCTACTATACAACCCGAAAAGGGTATGAAAGGTTGGAATACTAATGAAACAGTTTATGCTGATGGAAGAGGTTATTCATATTCCTACAAAAAAGAAAGCCACCGTCGTGGCAACAAAAGTAGATAGGGAAGGTAAGCAACTCATTGAAGTCAAGTATGAAAATGGAACAAAGGGATGGACATCACCAGATTCTCTTAGTACATTTATTCAGGATGCAGTTGATTATGAAGGTGAATTTCTATCCGAATGATTTGATTCTGCGGAGTTTCATGGTATAATATATGCATGGCTCCGTAGCCCAATAGGCAGAGGCAACGGACTTAAAATCCGTACAGTGTGGGTTCGAATCCCACCGGAGCTATTTTTAACATTTTGAGAAAGGTAATTTATGATTTCAGCTATTATTACGGCCAGTGTTCTTTCTAGCATTGCGCCACCAGACTATGTTGATGTTCATCACTTTGAAACCGATAACTGGTCTGGTCGTTTTCGAGTCGCATATTGGGAAGAATTTGATAAATTTCGATATGGAATTCGTTTAGATGAAGACTCGCAGTATAGTATAACTTACGCCGAAGTATTTGGCTCTTTTGTGTATGATTATGAAATTGATCCCGGCGACTGGAAATCATTCACAGTTTTTGGTAATGGACTTGGTTATGAGGAAACTTATGCATATCTTTTCTCAGACTACGACGGAAATTTTCATAATTTTACAACCATTAAGCCAATTGAGATTCCTGGTCCTGCAACACTTGGGATTATGGGGGGATTGGGATTTTTGATGCGTCGTCGTAAAAGCTAAATAATCATAAGAAAAGGAGATTCTTATGAATTTATTAGCCACTATGATTCTTTCGGTCGTAGCAGAACTTTCTTCACCCGGTTACGTCGTGTACCCAGTGAATGACATCATCACCGATCCTCCACGATTTAATAATGCCCCCGATTTCCAACTTCGCGGCGACAATAGAGGTCAAAGAGGAAGACGAGACGGTGAACGAAGAAAGGGATCTAGAGGATTTTCACAAGACAAAGAATCCAGAGTAAATATGATTCGTATGGTTATTGAGGAAGAACTTGCATCAAAGGGAATTAAAGCAAAGGTATTTTTCTTCAATGGTAACTTTATAGTCAGAGTTGATGATCAACGAGATATCAAAAAGATTCAACGTTCCGGTAAAAGAAACAAAAATAAAAGGGAACGTCATGGCAGATAACGAATCATTCATTGAAGATTTTGATTTTGGAATTTCTTTTGCTGATTCTAGTGAAGTAAATGTCACTGATAATCAAGATGCAGAGATAAGTTCGTTAGAAAACAAAATCGAAGATGTTTTATCTAAGATTGACACTCTGTCAACTGGATCTGATATTGATGAATATAAAGAGTTATTGGATGAGCAATATAAACAAAAGTTAAATCAAGTTGAATTGATGATTATACCTCTATTGAATAACTTAAAAAAGAATCCAGACAAAGAGTATATCTTTTGGCCAAATAGAACATCAGTTATTGATGGGCAAATAGAAAAAATACTAACAATCACTAGAGGTTAATAGTCATATCCAGTTCTAAACTGTTGATTTCCTTGGCCAGTATTGGAGATTGCGTTTGCTGCTCGTAGTAGTCTTTCGTTTTCGTCTCTTCCGAAAATATAATTAGGTGGTATTGATGCTGGAGCACTAAGTACTTGGTTATATACTGAATATGCACCATCTATTTTTAATTCACCACCCATACCCTCCACCGCACTGGAGTAATAATAGACTGTGCTATTACGTACAAACCTTGGTTCAAAAATAAACATGTTAGCTTCTGTTCTTGGATAAGTAACTCCGTCTGTAACAAATATGGTCTCAGTTGTTCCAACGGGAGCAGCAGCGTTGAATAGTCCGTCTCGTATTTTTGATAATCGCAGAGGAAGATTTATATTGTTTGGTCCCCTGTAATTTGACACATCAGTCTGATCTATTATATAAGTTATACCTCTTGTTAGAGTTAACTTTGGATTTCGAACTCCATTAATCATGAAATAATAATCATCATTTTCTTTACCAACAGTAATTTTTAATGTTTCTATACGTAAGAATTCGTCTGGGCTGGATGTTTTCAGTGATCTTTCTCTATACAACTCAACCTGTGATGTGATTCCAATCCTATCTTCTTCTATTGCGGCGGTTGCACCCAAAATAACGACTTCAGTTCCATTTGGATCCAAGTAAAAGTCATCTACTCGGAAAGCTTTATTATTTGTAGTGCTATCAGAAACAGTAATATAATCATCTACTCTAGTTCCGATACTAGTAAATGATGGTGCGGACTCGGTTCCAAGATAATTTTTCAAGTAAAATTGTTCTCTACCAGTGCTTGCCGTACCTAAAAGATCAATCTGAGGAACATCAGCAAAGTATTCAGATGAATAACGAACAATACCGGTCGGAATATTTGTGAGAGAGTCGAAGGTAGCTTTTATGACCGTATCTCTAAACATTCCTTCGAATGTATATGTTCCAGATATATCTGCGTAATGTTCGGTATTTGGATCATAATATTCACCATGTGTAACGGTAAATGTATTACCCGAAGTTAAGGTATCTGATAATGCCTTCAGATAATTTAAATCTTTTTTTGTCTGAGAAGAACTAAAATCTATTACCGCAGTATTTCCATTTATAACAACATCTGGTGTGGACGATGTTCTTTGATCAAAATTTAAGAAGTCGTCTATTGAATTTCCAACTTTAATTCCGTAAAAATTACCGCCGGTAACTAAAGTATACGAGAAGAATTCTCCCGTTCCAGTTCGTTGCCTATTAAATCTGCTTCTATTATTTCTATGCTGTTTTGCCATTCATTATGACCCATGGAAGTACACATTTTGAGCAGTGCTTGAGTTGGTAAACACATATACTTTGTTTAGATTGTCACACTCAACAAACAATGTTTCTGCGGCTTCTAGTGGGTAACCAGAGTTAACTGCATCCGAACCACCAGTTCCAGCAACATAGATGTAATCACCGTTAAATGGTGATGCCTTTATGTTAACTCCTGTATGGAGTTGTATAGAACCATTTGAAGTAACTCCGTTGATATTTCCTTGAGCAAGATGCGTTACACCAGCGGCTCCGCTTTCAACAGACATTGTACCAAAATAAACATCACTTGGTTTGATTTGTCTGGTAACGGTAGTGAGAACAACGTTTGCTCCGGATGCACCATGGTTTTCAAATGTGGCTGTTCCACCTGTGAGTGCGCTACCTAATCCAGTAAATCCTAGACCTTCACCACCAAGTTGGTTCACGAGAGTGGTTAGTTTGGTGTCGATCACACTACCACCAGTGAGAGCAGTCACTAGGAGCGAATCGTTGATGTCCATACGTTTCGTTCCTGCGAGTGTTACGTTCAGTATGTTACCAGTTCCAGTAACAACTTCTAGAGCACCACCCTGTTCACCCTTAATGGTAACGGTGTCACCAGAGGCACCCTGAATTCTCAGAGGTCCTTGGTCTGCGTTTGTAATACCAACTGTAATTCCAACCGAAACTGAGAAAGTTAGTCCAGCGTTCACGACGTTTACATTCATCGCATCGCCGGAGTTTCCGATTGTACTACCATCGCCAGCAAACAGCTTGACAAGGACTTTACCACCCAGATCGGAACCATATACTGCAACAGAATCAGTTGCAGGAGCCAGTCTTGGAATGTCTACCGTACTACCTATTACTTGAATTGAATCGGTGAGATAGCTTAGTGGAACACCACCTGTGATTTCTATTGGTGTGCCATTTGTTATACCCTGAATTCTTGGTGCTCTCTCTAATGTGTCAGAGATAATCAGAACGTCACCAGTAACAGCAACGGGATATGAACCAGAAAAACCTTGAATAGTTCCTGTGATTCCGACTGGATTACCGAGAGTATCACCAGCAACTGCGAGATACATAACAGTATTTCCAGAACTACCACCAAATATATGTGCGTTTGCGATATAAAAATTTCCGGTGCCGTTTATTTGTCCACCAGAAATGCCAACATCAGACGGAGCACCATAAATTGAAACTGGAAGTGGGTAGGTCCCACTTGTCCTATATCCACTGTCCTTGTCGCCCCAAACAACCTTCATCATTTGAACGTGTGCGGCACTTGCACCTTCTAGGTTAGTGCCGTAATCTGTTGCTAAATCAGCGGTTGTTCCAACTGTTTGTATAACAATATTTGATGTGGTATCTGCCATTTTTATCTCCGGATTCCTATTATATATAATAGGAAGATCTATCTTGATTTATATTGAAATGTTTTTATAATGAGAAAAAAGGAAATTATATGATAATAACAGATGAAGTTAAGCGAACCTTCTCAAAGGAGGTAGAGAATCATGTTATAGTGAGGGGTGGCAAATATATCGATGCAGTATTAAAGAAATGTGATGATTATGATATAGAACCACAGGTTGCAGCTAGATTGATTTCTAGACCAATTGTAGAAAAACTTCAGATAGAAGGGCAAGATATTAATCTGGTCCCAAAAGGAAAAACCACACTTCCTATTTGACATGGGAGGTTTTTCTTGTATAATAAACTAAGTTCTGGGGAGTTCCCAGAGTACACTCATGACCGGGGGAGTTCCTCGGGAAAATAGAAAGGAAAAAACTATGAGTTCATTTGATGATTTTAAGAAGAAGTCACGATCAAGCATTGATGATCTGACAAAGGCTCTCGAAGAGACAAACGGAACAACCAAGTCATACAAGGATGATCGTTTCTGGCGCCCAGAATTGGATAAAGCTAGTAACGGTTTTGCTATTATTAGGTTCCTTCCAACTCCACCCAATGAAGAGCTTCCGTTTGCAAAGTTGTATTCCCATGGGTTCCAAGGGAAGGGTGGTTGGTACATCGAAAATTCCCGAACCACTCTCGGTGAAAAGGATCCTGTTTCAGAAATGAACAGCGAACTTTGGAACAGCGGTATTGAGTCTGATAAGGACATTGCAAGAACCCGTAAGCGCAAGCTTCAATACATCTCTAATATTCTTGTTATTAGTGATCCAGCTAATCCACAGAATGAAGGAAAGGTTTTCCTTTATAAGTATGGAAAGAAGATCTTTGACAAGATTCAAGAAGCAGCACAACCAGAGTTTGCTGATGAAGAAGCAGTTGATGTATTCAACTTCTGGGATGGTGCAAACTTTAAGTTGAAAGTTCGTCGTGTCGCCGGATTCATTAATTACGATAAGTCAGAGTTTGACTCCGCGACCCCTCTTCTTGATGGTGATGATGCCAAACTCGAAGAGCTTTGGAATAAGCAGTACTCGTTGACTGCATTTACTGATGCATCAAACTTTAAGTCATATGACGAACTCAAGACTCGTCTACGTGAAGTGGTTGGTGAAGATATTCGTTCCATGGAAGTCAAGACTTCCACCGTAGAGGATGTTTCTAGTTCGGATGTTAATTCCATCGATGATTCAAAGAATGATGAAACTGATGCTCTCTCTTACTTCGAGAAGCTTTCTCAGGAATAATAAACAAGTTGATTGTTTATCCGTGCTGCGCCCTCCAACTGGGGGGCGCTTTTTTTCTATTTGCTCTTCTTGTATTGCTGTTGCTGGATGACAATGCCGTTGGAATTTCAAATGTAAAATTATCATTTGATGCTGGGGTAGTTTGTATGTTACGTTCATATGTGGATTGTCTTTGTGGTGCAACTGGTGTGTAATTTTGATTTTTTAGATCAAATGTTAAATTTTGATTTACTTGAAGGTTTTTACTGGTTTCGACTGTTAATGATTTATCTGTGTTCATGTCTGGTAAAACACTCGATTGTATTGAGCTATTTACTTTTGGATTGTTATATTTAATGGGTTCGGGTAATGGATTCAATTTTCCTTCATTGTATTCAATAGGATTTGGTGTTGGGTTAACTCTACCTCCACCATATTCAACAGGATTTGGTGTTGGGTTAACTCTACCTCCACCATATTCAACAGGATTTGGTGTTGGGTTAACTCTACCTTCATTGTATTCAACAGGATTTGGTGTTGGGTTAACTCTACCTCCACCATATTCAATGGACTCTGGTAATGGATTCAATTTCCCTTCTTGGTATTCAACAGGATTTGGTGTTGGGTTAACTCTACCTCCACCATATTCAATAGGATTTGGTGTTGGGTTTATTTGCCCCTCTGGGGCAACAACATCGCTTAAGTTTTTTGGTGTGATTAGAGATGATACTTCTTCTGTTGGTTCGTTGGTGGAATCTATAGACGCAGTATGTGTGTTAATTTCAACATCACTCAAAGAAGCTTCTTCAGATTGATTCTGTATTCTCTCTATTTCATGTAAAGATCTCATATTTTCTGGTGACTGCTTTGGATTAAAGATATCATCTTCATCTATTTTTTCGAAACCGAATTCTTCCATCTCAACCCCTTTCAGCTAGTTTTTGCTGTATTTTCATATTTTCCTCTACCAGTGATGCCCTCAGTAGTGCCAAATAAATTTCTTTTTCCCACGGAATTAAATTTTCTAGTTCAGTTAAACTGTATTTGTGATTGTGCATCAGTTGAAAATTTAATATGTAAAAATCTGTTAAATTCATATGGCAGAGGGCAAGCAAAAAAAATCAAAAAGCCCTCGAATGAGTAAGGATTTTTCTTCTCCTGATTGAGTTTCATATTTTATCGTATGCTCATATCTTTTTACTTTATTACTTTCATTGATTATTTTTTTGTATTCAGACGGTAGTAAATTATCTATTACCTCGGTTTTTTGTTTGTTGGATAATGTATCACAGTCTATTATTTCTGTTGGTGTTTCTAATTTAGACATTAAAAAAACAATCTCATCGGATTTGGTTTTCAGAATTGAAAAACTTTTCTTAAAATCCTCAAACGTATAGTCCTTGAATATTATTTTTTTTGTTCCCGATAGTGTTACAGTTTTTTTATTAGTTGAATTTGAAAGATTGATATCATTTAAGTCTAAGTTTACTTGTATTGTTTCTTTTGTTTCGGGGCAATTGAAATTTAAATTAATTCTTTCACCTATTGATCTTTTTCGTAATTCTAGGAACATATGTTCAACATCAACCAAAGGTAATTTATCAATATTTTTTAGGTTGCAGCAAGAAAGAATGACATTTTCTATTGCAGATATCTGTTCTTTTTTGTCTTTATTTTGTTTTGCAACCAACAATATTTTTTCTTCCTTTACCAAGAACGGTCTATATTTCACCGTCTTTTTAGATGCAGGTAATTTTGTCTCATATTCTGGTATTTCAGATTTTAATAATGATATGTAATCGGCCATTTAGTCTCCATTATCCAGGCATTTCAATTGAATCGCCATTGAGTAAAACTTCAAATTTTCTGTATCCAAAATTTGTACTAAAGGTAAAAGGTACTATTTCTTCTACAGGTTTAAGATCTATTGGATAAAGCACTCTTGGGTATGCCTCATAAAAAATAACTTTTATTTCTGGTCTGCTTGAATCGTAACCAATACGAACATGAAGTTCAGATGAACCTTGCCCATCGTTATAGAAAAAGTTTGGCCCATTATCTGTTGCGAAATACTCACTCCATTTATTGACAAGTTCGTATGGACTGCCGTTTACCTTTTTTGACATAAAGAAATTTATGAAAAGACCTTGGATATAAGTTTTTCTTTCTGGGATATATTTGATTGGTCCAGTAACATCTCTCTGTTCAATTGTGTTTATATCAAAGCCCGGTAAAGTAACTGAAAATACAGGTAGTTCCGTAATATTACCAACAGGTGAAAACATATCAACTACAAATTGATTCTGTTTTAAATAGCCATTATTAAAAATACCTTGAGCTAGTTGTGTTGTTGGGTTGAGTGCCATTTGCTACGTTCCTTTAAATAGGTCTTTTTCTGTGAGGATTTTAAATTTCCATCCTTTGTCTGAACAAAAACTTGACGCAGACTTCCATTTTTCTTTGTTTATTGCGTATGTCAATATTTCATTTTGAAACGTTTTTGCTTTCTTCTTTCCTTTTTTTGGTTTGATCGTCTGTTTCTGTGGTTTGACTTCTATTAGAAAGGTGTTCACTTCGTTGTTGGGGGTTTTTATCTCTGCTATGAAGTCTGGGTAGTACCTATGGACTTTTTTATCAACGGGAGAAACATAGGGAACCACTACTTCTTCACTTCCCCACCGTATGACGTTCTCGTTCATATCCATATATTTACATAGCTTTCTTTCCCACGTAGATCGACAAATAATTTTTGTTGGGTCGCCGAGGTACTTTTTTGTATTCTTAGGATTGAATTTTGTTTTGTATGCCATTCCGTTTCCCCAATATATATATGGGGTAAAAGGAGAATTTAATGCCAAACAACGCAATAGCCTGGGGAAATCCACAAACAGTAGAAGCTCCATATTGGATGTTGTTTTCTTGTCAT